TGCAATTTTTTTTTTTTTTTTTTTTTTTTTTTTATAAATTCCTCCATGGTATGGGTTAATATAAAAGCATGATATTAACAAACTTAAGTAAAACCCCCCCAGTGGGGGGGAAAGAATGTAAGTATTCTATCCCACCACTGCAAGGGGAAAATCACTGAATTGAATTCGTGTTTCTCGTGAGAGGTGGATTACACAAGAAGAAGGAGTTGAAATCATCGTGTCCTGCAATAAGTGTAGAAAAGGGGTTAACGGTACGGGTGACTGAACCCGCCAAACCACGGTAACGTGTTGTGGCTTTGGCTTCGTCATACCGTGCCAAAGGATTGCCTCCCCAAAGTGACGTTATTGTGTCACCAGTTTCGATGGGGATAACAGTGCCCGGAAAGGCTTGGATAGGGTATCCGGGGCATGTGATTGAGGTAAATTGTAAGGAAATTTGTTGTTCCTTAGGTGCCGTCCAGGTAACATCCAAAACTAGTTGATTATCAAGGATGTCAGCCTTGGCTATGGTAGCAATTTGTTTTCTAATGGTTATGTGGTCGGTAAGGGTGGAATAGAACGTTTTAAAGACTTTTCCTGCATTGGGTCCATCTACCCACATGAGTTGAATAGACTCCACCGTTTCCGGAATCGTATTTTCTTCTGCCAAGCGAATATTAATAAACTCATTTGCATTGGGCAGACCTTCAAAAGGTACTTGCCCTGAATCCCCACCACTAGTTTTCACAACATATTGTTTAATAGTGGGTGTTGATGGATTTTTGCCCAGCCATAAATAGTCAAGACTGGAATTAATTTTGGTTACAAGGAATGATGCGTGATCACCTCCCGCCCAAGGGGATGTTACTCCAAAGGCTGGAAATACGGCCTCTTTACTCACTTCAGTTTCAATAACTCCGGTGTAACTATAGGAATCATAGCGCATACCGAGAGTTGTAAATTCGGGTACTGCATTCGGGTCACGTCCGGTCGCCCAGCATCTATTAACTGAATAATGGGGAAGCAGGACCTCATTAAAATTATTGATTGAGCTCATTGTAGTGTGGGACACTCCTGTGAGTCTCGCCTGAGAATCTAATAAATTAGCTTGCACCAGGGCACCAGTGTTGGACACGGCTTTAAAACGGTGACCACCGGCATGAAATCTAAAAAGCCTCTGGATCTGTCTTAACATTGAATTATCATTATTAGGTACGGCGTGAGGAAAGAATTCAGCAGCTCCCACTTTTATAGCTGGTGTTCTTCCATTAAGGGAATTAGGAGTGAATCTTTTAACCAAGGGTCTTAAACTGTCCACTCTTTCTCCTATACATTGAATCGTGGCTTGCATACCAGGTGTATCCGTTGTTGATCCCATCATATTGGCGCGATCATCGCCACCCTCTGCAACGATAGACATAGCACAGGTTGGAACGCTTAATTCATAAGAATCCCCACCAGAATGTCCGACCCAAATTATAAGTTCATCAGCACAGGTGGTTGGTGCGGCCAAGGGCGTGGATACATAAATACCAATAACGCCTACAGTGTCATCGGTTTGCGTCCAAGGTACTGAAGCCATATATGGGATTGAGAGAATAAATTCCCCGCTACCAATATCGTCGGCATTGATTTCATTTAGATCTACAATGCAAGTGTAATTTGTTGTCATCTCGGTAGTAAGCTCAGCAGAGGGATTCCCTGAAGGATAGTAAACAAAGATCAGACGACCCATGTGGTATTTCGTTTTAATAAATTTAAAGTGATAATCAATGGTTCCTCTCCAATATTGAAACATGGAGGCTAAATAATCAAAGGTTCCATAATAGAAACCGGTGTTCTTTATAGGTTGGTGAAAGATGTATCCAATCATCTTACCAAAAAGCTGGCTTTTATTCCACGTCAATTTTTGAAAAATATTTGGTCGTGAGTTAATGTAAGATATAACCATCTCATCATCATTACTAGGATTAACGTCCTGCGAATTAATTGCATTGTCAGGAATGGTGCCTAAACACACCGATCCATCAGTACCAATAGTGTGCGTGTATCCTTTCGCTGGTGTTCTCTCCACATGCGTGGGATGAGATACATTTAGTGGTTTACTCCAGCCAAAGTGACCTGCGACAGCGCCAACAGCCCGAGAAACCCAGGAGGTGACTGTACCTATGGTACTAAGGATGGGGATGCCAGAAGCTCCAGCTAACGCTCCAAGTTTGCCAATCATACCGCTGGCCTGAGTGATAGGTCCTTCTTGTTCATTTTCTCCCTCTGCAACGACGGAGATAACTTTATTTGTGGGGACCGAGACTCTCACATTGACAAACCGGGCAAACACTTGTACTTTAATGGTTTCGTCGCCTGCTGGGGCTAAGCCCCAGTTGGTCAATATAGTGGTGCCAAAAGAATGTTGAGTAGTAGTTAAATCGTAATAATCTCTCTCATTAATAAATGGCATGGTCATTGTCATGGTGTTTGCAATTTCAGTATGAAGCATAGTGGTGGGCAAGGAAGTTAAGCCCATCGATGAAACATTCTGCTGATATGCTGATTCCAGTTCAAATAAGTAAGGGGCATAGTGTAAACCTAAACAGCCCGCCATGAAAGGGCTATTATTCACTATGACTCTCACCTCAACATCAGCACGCAAGTACTTAAAATGCTGCAGCTTCTGTTTTACAACTGGATTGTTCTGAATAATACTCTGGGGAAAAGTATAGACCCCCAGAATTCCATTAGTTCCCACCGGTTTGGCAAAATCGGTGGGTACTGGTGATGGCGTAACGACACTGTCAGTCGTTCCCACCACCATTTGACCAATAAGAGTTTCCCGCTCCAACAAAGCAATTAAGTCATGTTGAGTCATATCCTGATTGGCGATAGAACGTCCCTTCTGAGGTAGGGATACAGCGGTGTTTTCTTCTTGGATCATAGTTGTTAATTGTGTAACGTTTTCAGTGTTACTAACTGTTGATTGTGTTTGTTGAATTGTTGTTTCTTCAGGTGATTTTACACTACACCATGCAAGCATGGCTGCCGACCTCACCCAAGGTGGCTGCAGCGGTTGTCTTATGAGATTAATGAGGGCTGCTCAAACCGATCTCTGGGTTAAATAACCCCGGTAATTCGGATAGCTAATCATTGTGGTTATAAGACAAATTTTCCACAAAGATAGATCACATCCTGGAGCGTTTAGTGTGCTGCCATTTCACTCAGTGCTTCCATAAACGCGACGGCGTCGAAGGCTTGCACTTCTGTTGAGGTTCCAGTTTTCTGTGTCATGTGAAAAGATTGGTGAACTTCAAAAGCTTTGAACTCATAATGATAGTGAGTGTTGTCATAGCTGCGTAATATATCACCGACCTTTTGGGTTTCGGCATCGTAGGACTGTTTTCCATGCAGTGCTAATTCCATTTCCCAATTCCGTAGAATCTCATGCAAAGATCCGATAGCGTCAGTTCCGCGTGTCCATTGGATCATTCGTTCAAGTGTGTCCATATCTAAGGGAGCAGCAACAAAAGGCTGACAAACTCCGGTGTCTTTGAAAGATCTTTTCAAGAACCCTAATTCCTCCAAAGGTCTAAAGGGTACTACTTCACCAGATTTCTTCTCATCTGTATAAACCAACCCGATGTGAGACAATGCTACGGTTACAGTTTGTTGGTTATACCAAGCACTGACCTCCGTGGATACTGCAGCTGCATTATCATCACCATAGGTAATAAAAGCTACGTGATTTTCAAATTTCATCAAAATATTGCCGGTTGCTCGTTTTTGCAAATAATAAAAGGACCATCGCATTACGATCATATTGAATATAGAGTTAAGGATAACGGTCAAAGGATTTCCAGAAGGTTGCGAATGGGTTTGCAAAATAATAGAACCATCGGGTAACACAACTAGTGCGTTAATCAAATTGGCTGCAATTATCCGTCTAACATTTTGTTCTGCTACGGTACCTATGGGATACATAGAATCCAGAATTTTCATGCATTCATGTAGAATTATGGCCATTAAAGAGCCATCAAAGTTCGAAAAATCTCCCGCAAAAGCATTAGGGAATGTGAGCATCTTGCGCTTAATTTTATCCCAATCTTGCGAGAATACATTAGACCCAACGCAAATTTCGTTATCTATCCGGGATTCTTGAATTTTAGCCACGGCGTCCAAATAATACTGTCTGACGAGAAGACTTAAAGTCATATTTCCACACCCAAAGGTGCGAGTTTTACACTGATCTACTTTCTCATTTGGTTTTAGTTCATCTTTGCAAGTCACCATAAAGTAACTCGGTTCTCTAATATTACGTTTGGCGGCATCGTGTAGCCTATTATAATCTGCAAGTAATTCTGGGTGATCTGTAATATATTCATCGCCCTCACCTAACCATTCTTTCTTACCGCCCATAGGATTATAGAGGTTGAAGGGTAAACCAGGTGATGTAGATCTGTCCATTGCTTTTCGGTACTCGTCGCCAGGTACTCCCTTGATGGATTCTTCGTAAGTTAGAACACGACACGGGGTGTGGTCGCGTTTCAATAAATTTCTAACATCAGTAACAGCTGCTGATAAACAATCGCGATGCTGAGCCAAAACGCCCAAATCCTGGGGTTTGGCAATCTTTGCCAAATTTAAAGCTGCTACTGATGTAGGTATACCATCTATATATTTCGTACCTAAAGCGGCCGGTCTATACTTGGACTCATACGGTCCACCATTCGTAGCATGTAGGATGCTTGGAGTGAGCACTGTTTTTGTGGGTTGCGCAGGCATTTTATCAAGGTAACCAACTTGTTGAATGTCGCCATCCATGCCATTCATCTCATAAGCCGTGATTGGGTCGAATGTCATTGTTTGTATTCTATCCTTGCCATTTTCTGCTATATTTTTCTCTAGTGTTTTCTTCTTGCCCTGGGCTATTCTGCGGCGGGGTGCCTTCAATTGAGGGTTACTATACAGTTCAGCTATTTTCGTGACCTTAATTGGTTCATCATATCTTTCATAAACTTGGGATGTTTTGGTAGCCTCCGCAAGAGGAGGGGTGAAGTCTAAGACTATTAAAGCATCGTCATTGGCTCGCAATTCTAAAATATTCCTACACAAAAATTCGCGGGTTATTATGGCAGCATAACCATGATTGGCTCGCTGGGTAGTCTTGTCGGCTGACCCAGCTACATGCATACCGATAATATGTCCCACACAATTTGAATCACTCCATACAGTAGAACCACAATCTCCCGGGCCAGTATTGGTGCCCTTATAAGAGAGGTGATCATAAACTATCAGAGGTTGTGTTAAGTCATCAGTGGTGTAATTCAACTCTGTAAAATTAACTTTAGCATTCGTTGTCTGCGAATGAATGTAAGGCGCATCACCATCCAATCGCTGAGAAGTAATAGTGGTGGAGTAACGGGTGGCTTTAGCCATTTCCTCAGCTCCCACAAAATGCTTCACAACGGTAGGGCGGGATGGAACATCTGTTGGTAAAGATACTAACATCAAATCTACACAGGATCCATCTAAGTGTTCCATTTGGTGGATCTTGCAATCGTCCCACCTCACAGTTAGGGTATCGTCCCTATTCTTAGCCATGGGCTGTAAGATTTCAAAAGTAGATTCTCCAGTGGTATGAAAACAATCATCAGAGCACTTAGGGTGCGGTAGATGATGGGGAACAAGAACAATACGTCCCATGACAAATAGGGCGTTTACTCTGCACCCGCCACTCTTCATTAAAATGGAATTATGTAATGCGAGTTTATCTGACACGCAAATCCTAGAGGAGGATTCAGCTATTCTAATTTTTTCGTGAGCATGAGTACTAGCGGTAGTCTCCTTGGATGGTAATAAAGTGTGTACAAAAGGATTTGTATCAATTTCAGCCGCAATGAGTATATCGGCTCTACTTAACATTTCATCAACAATATTAACTGGGTTAGTGAGAGGAGTATCGTCCACAGGTAGTTCTGCCAGTAAAGCATCGCAATGTTCACATTCTACTTGGCAAAAACTAGAAACATAATCCAAAATACCATCATATTCTCTAACGTGTGCACAAATTCTGTCCACACTGAGGGGAAACCCTAAGGTGTGTCGAAGCCTATTGAAAGAATCGGATAATGTGGGCAACTCAGATAAGTAAGTCCTAAAATTTTGCGTTTGAGTCTTTACAATGTCTTTAACTTCATCAGACTTCTTATAGGTGTAATAGAAGATGGCTCCCATCACCAAGGCAAAAAGTCCAAGCTGAGCAGCGTTTTTAAGCACACCCCAGCGTTCTCCAAAATACTTTGTCAAATTAGCCTGAGTTGTCTGGTACCGCGCTTTTAAACGATTTGCAATGCCGTTAGTTGTTATAAACGAATTTGGATCTTCAAAAGTGGCGTCACTCATAAATTTAACTGAATCCTCACGCACCGACATAAGCTCCTCACTTAACGTACGGATGGTGCCGGTTACTGAGGTTTCATGCTCAGTATCATACCAATCATCTGCACCTTCAGCCACCAGTTTTCCTGGCATTCGCATACACATGTCCATATGTTGATATTTAGCAGAGCGTGATTTGAATTTCTTATGACAAGCGTCACAATTAAATGTAGTCGGAACAACACACTGTTCATAAACTAGACCGGATGGCAAAGGTTGCTCAGCCTTGGGTACAGTGATTTCTGTGTTCGTACGTTTGGGTACTACACACTCTTCATGTACTACATTAGGGGGCAACGGTTGTGTAGGCGGT